CCCGCGCAAAGAAACGCAAGGTATTGGCGGGGGTAAGATTCGGAATGGCGAATGTCCTCGTCGTTTCCGTCTCGGTGACTTCCAATTCCTTATCGACCTTCAGGTAGTCATCGAACACCTTCTTGGCCATTTCCGAAATCAACATGTCGGCGTAGCTGCGGCGGACCGTTGTCTTCGCATCGTTGATCGCTTCCGGCGCAATGGCCTTGACGACATAAACAACCGTTCGTTCCTTCGTCTGCTGCAATTCTTGAATCGAGTAGACGCGAAATTCCTGTTCGATTTTTTTCAAATATGACTTCGGCGGCGTCTTAAACTTGACGCGAATGGTTTCTTGTCCCACAATGGGAAACTGTGAAATGAGGGACAACGAATCCTCAATTACAAACTCGGCTGTCACGAACGGCTTCGACAAGGACTCGAACACGTTTGTCTCAAGGACAATCGTCCTGATATCAAGTTCCTTGTCGTTGATCAGACTCTTTAAGGTAATTTCTTCGAGTTGAACCGTACCGGGATTGTATTCGTCGAAAGAAACACTAGCCATTCAAGATGTTCTCTTTTTCCTGTAAGATTTGGCCGAGGTAAATTTCGTTCGGAATCTTGATGGTTCTTCGTTTCTCGTTCAATTCATTATAATAGTCATAGGCATACACGATCTTTCTTTCGTGGGCCGGAAGTGAATAGTACGTGGTTGCATCAACGATCAATGATCGTTCTTGAACTACTGTGCCGTCATTCAAGACTTGGTGCGGTTGCAAAATCATGCGATATTCATGGACTGTCTGCATTGCATTCTGAATCGAACCATACTTCTTTTTGATGAAGTCGGTGAATTCGCGATATGACATCGGCCAGTCGAAATATCGATCCCTCATTTTATTGAACATGAGGATAATCCAGTCATAGTCAACTGTCTTGTAAAATTTATAAGACACAATATCTGGCCTTTCGCCGTCCATCACATCATAGGTATAGTAGATGGTAATGTTGTTCATCAATTCCTGAATCGGACGGAACCGGCGAAAAATGTCGGTTGCTTGGACCGTATCGCCTTTGCCGTTGATGTCGTAATCGATGATGGGGAAGTCGTTGAAAAAGACTGCCATTACCGTCCGTCCTCAAGAATCTGCTTGCGCGTGTTGATTTCGATTTCGGTAAATCGCAATGAAAACTGGATATGTGCCGGAATCTTCATTCCATCTTTGGCGTGGTAAATCGGATTGCCTTGGGCATGGTAATTGACTGATACTTGGTTAAGCGTACAGAACCCTATATTGAACAGGTATTGGGGATGACTAAATTCAATCTTGAACAAATTCGGATACTTAAACAACGCATTCATCATCGATTCGTCATATTCCGGATGCATGCCAGCTTTTAGCGACGTGATAATGCGATGCAACAATTGAGATTCTTCGAATGACTTTGAAATGAAACTGTAATTGAAGTCAAAAGTGCGGAATTGGATCGAACGAAATTGCGCCGACACGAAAGGGTTGCGTGCGCGTCCTAGCGTATTAAGAATTTTCCCACCGACACCGACCGAATCGGCAGAGTCAAGCATGAGGGCCGTCAGATACCGTTTGCTCGTGTCACCGACGCTTCCCGCATTGTAGGCTTCCATGACGGAGTCGCGAATCGATTGGGCAACTGCACCAATGCCTTCCGTTGCTGCCTTCATTCCTAGATTCGTGATACGATCAGATGTCATAGAACCCAAAGCACCGAGTTCTAGCGTATCCCAGTCAGCGGCATAGAAAGTTTCTAGGTTTGTCGGGATCGGCAACGTGACGGAATTGCCGGTGCGCTTGGGAGTTGCCGACTCGTTCGCTGTTACGCGATGGTATTCATATTCGGTGATGACGATCCAGTTACCGGACGTGGCGTCGTGGTCACTCGGATATCGCAAATTGCCGAATTTACCTTGCTCGCTTGGTACTTGTGGGGAAATTACGTCTGTCGTCGCCATGTTGCAGCTAAATATTAGGGGTTCATAGTATTTAGGGCGGTAATGGTAAATTTATACAAAAACGTCGAGCCTCGAATTTTCCGTCCAAAGCATCCGGAAAAGTATGTCGGTGACGTCAATAACATCGTCGCCAGAAGCGGACTGGAATTACGTTACATGAACTATTTTGATTCGAACCCCAATATCAAGAGGTGGATGAGCGAAGAGATATACATTCCGTATATTTCCCCGGTCGATGGAAAACGTCACAGATATTTTGTTGACTTGATGGTTGAGACGATTGACGGGAAAGTATTCGCAATCGAAATCAAGCCAAACTCAAAGAAGTTTCCACCGAAACAAGGCAAGAATAAGAAGAGATACTTAATGGAATGTGTGGAATATGCGATTAATCAGGCGAAATGGGCGGCGGCAGAGAAGTATTTCAGTGAAAAGGGAATACAATTTATTGTCGTCGGTGAGAAAGAAATCTCTACAAAGTGGTAACAAATGATCAAGACCATTCAAAACATCATCAATGAAGCGTTCCGGACGGGTCGCATTCTGCAAAAGAACCGGGAATCGCTGGATTGGCTGGCTCGGCGCGTGCGCAACATGCGTTATTCTCCGTCCTCGTTCGTTCGCGAGAAGGGACAGAAATTCACGAAAACCATTCGCTTTGGCCGGATGTACACGTATTTCTATGATCCGAAATACAAGTTCGAACTTCCGTATTTTGACCGGTTCCCGTGCATTTTCGTCATCGACGCGGACAGAGATGGTTTTCTTGGCCTCAACCTCCATTACCTCGACTACAAGTCGCGGGCGGAATTGCTTGACGCCTTGTTCAAGTTGGAAAACAACGCGAGAATTCCATCAAGGAAGAAACTGGAAATCAGCTACGGGATCATTAGTTCATTCTCAAAATCCAAACTGGCGGCTCCTTGCATCAAGCGATATCTACATGGCCATGTCCGATCTCGTTTCATCGAAATTGATCCAGACGAATGGCACATTGTGGCAATGCTCCCGCTTCAGACATTCGACTCCTACGACAAGACCGGGAAGAATTTCCGCAAGTATTCTGCCTCGGCTGTCTGGAAGGATTCTAGAAGGAAGGCGCGGTAATGTTCAACATCGCTGATTTTATCGCCACCTTAAACGAGGGGAATTTCGCGAAAACGGCGCTATTCGACGTTATCGTCACGCCTCCGCGCACCATGTCTACTGATATGGGCGAACTGTACGACTTGACCTATCGTTGTGAGGCAACCGACTTGCCCGGACGCAACGTCCTCACCTACGACTCGATCATCTACGGACTTCCGACAAAGATTGCCTACGGTTCATCCGTCAATGAGGTTACCTTGTCGTTCATCTTAAGTGAAGACTATCGGGAGAAGATTTTCTTCGAGACGTGGATTGACAAGATAACCGGAAACTACAGAACCGGCGAAGTATCGCAGAATATGTTCGAGATTGGTTATTATAAAGAGTATATTGGCGGCCTCCTCATTCGCAATTACGCTGAAACAGGGGAAGTCGTCAAGGAAACAGAGCTAGTAGAGGCATATCCAATCAACATCGGAAATGTTTCTCTAAACTGGCAGAATGGCGCGGAAATCGCAAAACTTCCCGTCACATTCGCCTATCGTTATTACGTAGACAAGGAATAACATGCTTCCAAAAATTCAGACACCAACATTTGAGACGACATTACCGCTAACGGGAAAGAAGATAACGTATCGTCCGTTCTTGGCCAAGGAAGAAAAGATTCTTCTAATGGCATTGGAATCGAACGACGACAATAACATTCGTCGAGCAATCATCCAGATTATCAACAATTGTATCCTCACCGAAGGAATCGACATCGAAGAACTGCCTTCGACGGACATCGAGCACATGTTCTTTCTGTTGAGAAAATGTTCGGTGGGCGAAGTCATCGAAATGTACATGAAGCCGAATCAGGATTGCTCGGAACCGGCATGTCCCAAGCAGGTCAAGGCAACCTACAACCTCAACGATGTCAAGGTCATTCGCGATTCTTCCCACACGAACAAGATTCAGTTGACAGACGAAATCGGCGTCGTCATGAAGTATCCGAAAATGACGATGATGATGGAAGAATCCGGAGAAGGTTCAAAGGTCGATAGGACGTACAAGCTAATCGCAGACTGTATCGAGAAAGTCTATGACTCCGAGACAGTTTACGACATGAAGGACGTGAGCGAGAAAGAGCGTGTCGAATGGCTTGAGGGCCTCGACAAAACCCACATGGAGAAAATTTTCAAATTTTTCGAGACGACGCCATATCACCAGATTGATGTGACGGCGACGTGCGAGAAGTGCGGCAAGACGTTTGATTATCAATTGAAGGGTCTATCCGATTTTTTTACCTTTTGATGTGCCACAATAGTTTGTCGAACTATTACGTGGTTAGTCATATGCTTAAGCATGAATTCGGATATAGCCTAACAGAACTTGAAAATCTTTTGCCGTTCGAGAGGGATTTGTACATTGACTTGACGATTGCAGATATAGAAAACAAGAGGCAACTGGAAAAAGATGCACTCAAATCGGGATAGCGGTGGCGTAGACGAAAATCGCCTACGCCAGATTATACGAGAAGAATTGCACGACATGTTCCATGGCAGCGAGCCGGAACAGTCTTCGGGAGGTCACTTGCCCGATCCACTGGTAAACAAGGTGCGGTTCCGGAACCGTCGCCGCATGGCGTGGCTGTCGTTCTTCTCTATGATTGCCGCTACCATGCTGATCTTCTTTTACGTCCCTGCCCAAAACGTGAACCACTACGAAGTCATTATCGCGTGGTTCTACGGTACGCTGTCGTCAATCATCATTACGTACATGGGCGTCACCATACTCCCGTATTTTGGGAAAGGCGGAGGCCAGTCAGCGCCTCATTATGGCAATAATCCATACCAGCCTCGCCCGCGTTTAAATCCTATCAATACCATGACGAATCAAAACAGACAAGGCGGAGCATACGACGATGAACGCTAAAATCAGGTTGCCTCCCGTCTCGAAGGTGGAACAAGACATCTTACAAATCGAAGCGGCGCGCCATTTCTTGGATAAACAAATCCAAGAAATTCAGAATTCGAATGCGTCATGGTTCCGGAAATTCGTCGATATCTCGAAGGCAGAATTCGCCAGACAGAAGCTCGGAAGCTACATCGCCCAAGGAATCCAGACTGGCGATGCCGAATTGCTGAGCGAAGTCGCGAAGGATGTTCGCGACTACACGATGACCATGAAGGATGTACTGAAGCCGGTTGCCGACACCGTCGAACCACTGCGACAAACCATCGAAAAAACTGCATCGCTCGTCGATAATATCGCGACAACATCGTTTGCTGACTTGGTGAACCAACCAATCAGCAACGAGAAGATCGAACAAATCCTCGAAGTCGCGACCGACATCCGCAACATTTCGAGAAATGATCAAGTCCCGCTCCTCGAAAAAATTTACTCGGTCCTCCAATCGAACCAAGAAAGGCAGGATCGGGAAGACTCCCGCGCCCACGAGGAACGCCGCGAAAGTCGTCGCGACATGATGATTTTCCTGCGCAAATTCATTGATGGGTTTGCGGACAAATTTCAATTCGGGTTCAAGGGCGGTGGAAACACCATCGATTTTGTCGGAACTTTCCGCGACAAGGCATTCTCGATTCTACGAATTCTCATGGCTCCCGAGTCGTTCGCAATTGGCTGGACAGGTGCCCAACTCATGCGACTCCATGGTATGGTATATGGGGCCGTCACCACACTATTCAATCGTGTCATCGGAACGGTTGTCAAGAGGTTTCCCCTCATCGCTATGGCGGCGGGAATTTATCAATCAGTCACCGATTACCTAGAAACTGCCATCAAAAAGGAAGCCTTCAATACGTCCGAAGTGTCTGCGGGCCTTGCCGGTGCGTTGGCTGGGACAACGAATGATTTCAAGGGGAAGATGGAAAATGTCTTGAAGGGGGCTGGTATTGGTGCCGGTATCGGTTTGATTGGTGGGCCTATCGGTGTTATTGCCGGTGCCATCATCGGCGGCGGCCTCGGCCTCTTATTCAACCATCTCGGACCGGAGAAGATTGCCCAGTGGCTCGACGATGCCGGAACTGCGGTTCGTCGCGGCGCGGAATTCTTCCTCGGCTTCAGCTTGATTGATGAGGCAGACCTTCGTTCGCGTATTGATCAGACACAAGCACACCTAGACGAAAAACAGAAGGAATTCAACGAGAAGAATGCGGAATTGCTGCGCCTCAATGAGGTTCTGCGTGATGCCATGGCGCGAGGCGACAAGCAACTCATCGAAGCGACGAAACAGAAAATCGACGATGTCAAGGGCTCGATAGAGAAAATCCAAGCGAATATCGAGCGCGACAAGACACTATTGGCAGAGTATACCGATGAACTTGTCAATGGTCCAAAGACTTTGTGGGGATGGTTTGGTGATCAATATCGCAATTTCTCGGAATTCATCGATGGATTCTTCATTGACCTTGAAAAGAAAGTGAACGAATACAAAGACGCATTCGTCGAATACATTAACAATTGGTGGGAAAACTCCTACATCAAGTCATTCATGGATGGAATTGCCGACAAATTCAAGTCGATTATGGAGTCCATCGAAGCCAAATTCAAATGGATTGACGAGAAAATCAACTATTTTTGGAGTTGGCTGAATTGGGGCAGCGAGGAAAAGAAGGTGACGGTGGCACCACAGCCTCCGAAACAAGTTCCCCTTGCCGTGCAGCGGATAGAGGATGTTTTTGCCGCCGATGGATTCCGGAACAATGCACTATATCCCAGTGCGCAATCACGGACGGTTGGACTGAGGACGACATTGCAACAAAAGCAGTTTGAGGAAGCATTGCGGCGTCGGGCTGAGCAATTGCAGCTAATGAACATTAACAACTCAACGAATACCGTGGTCAATTCGCCAGTCAACAATACAATTACGAGTCGTCCGAATCCGGTCGATACTTCAACCAATCTATACTATTAAAAAAGGGGAGCGAAACGCTCCCCTTTTTTCAT